GAGGATCACGTCGCCTTCGACAAGCAGCGCCACGACCGCGACTGGAAGACCAAGCGCCCGCTGACTGAGGCGACCTACGGCTGGGCAATCACCGGCCACAAAAGCCAGGGTTCGCAGTGGGAGAACGTGGTGGTCTGGGACGATGGTCTCGGCCGGACGGAGCTCGATCGCCGCCGGTGGCTCTACACCACCATCACTCGCGCCGAGCAGGGCCTGGTGATCCTGGCATGAACTCGGAGCCCCATCCGGTCGCCACCACCGTGGCAGGCATCGATCTCAACGATGTCTTGCCTCCCGCTCCCGCTCGCCACGATCTGGCCGAGGTTCGTCGGAGGCTGGCAGACACAGCGCGAGACTGGATGCCGGCGCTGTTCCCGCAGGCGGTCCGCTCCCCTGACCGGAAGACGCTCCGTTGCGCCGACCTGTCGGGCCGCGGCCCCCGTGGCGAGGGATCCTGTGTCCTGCACCTCGAGGGTCGCTTCGCGGGATGGGGCTTCGACCACGCCACCGGCGAAAGCGCCGGGCCGATCGACATGATCTATAACGCGACGGGACTGACGGAGGCGCGGCTTTTCGCGGAGGCCGCGCGGCTGGCCCATATGGAACAACCGACGCCCAGCCCGCGGCCGCACGAGCCGAGGCCGGACCATAGCCGGGAGGTGGCGCGGCTGCTGGAAGGCTGCCAGCCGCTCGCTGGCACGGTGGCAGAGACCTATCTGCGCGGCCGCGGGCTGGCGGTGCCGGACAGCCCTGACCTGCTGTTCCACCCAGACCTCCCTGACTTCGATTCGAAGCGTGGCTGGGTCGGGATGGTGGCGGTCGCCCGCGACGGCACTGGCGAGCCCACCGGCGGCATCCATCGGACCTACCTGCTGGACGACGGCTCAGCGAAGGGGCCGCCGGGGAAGAAGATGCTTGGGCCCATCGCCGGCGGAGCGGTACGCCTGGCGCCGCTGCCTGATGACGGCCGGATCGGCGTCGCCGAGGGCATCGAGACCGCGCTCTCGGCGCAGGCCATCTTCGCCGTGCCGACGGTGGCGGCGCTCTCCGCGGATGGGCTGCGGCGGTGGCAGTGGCCGGTCGGCACCACCCACGTCACCATCTTCGCCGATGCCGGCCTGCCCGGCACGCAGGCCGCGGCCACGCTGGCTGACCAGCTAAACCTCGCCAACATCCCCTCCAGGATCATCGCGCCGCTGCACGGCGACGACTTCAACGACGACCTGCGGCATGGCGTGATGGTCAGGGACTATGCCGCGGCGCCAGCGCCTGGTGACCAGGCCCCGCCGCTCACCACTGCGGAGGAGTTGCTGGCCGCCGCGGCCGCGCTCACCAACCCGCCCGACATGGCGCCGCTGTCCCATCTGCTGGGCCGCCTCGTCACCCTCCGCCTTGAACCACTGCCCGAGCGCCAAATCCTCGGCGCCGTCAAATTCGCCACCGGCATCGCCGTCTCCATCCTGGAGAAGCAGCTCGGTGAGCTACGGCGCCGCTTAAACAACACCGGCGATGTGACCCAGGCGCCGATCCGGCCGCGCTGGACTTCGCTGCTGCGTCTCGATCCGGGCGGCACGCCGGAGCGGAACGAGGCCAACGTGATTACCGCGCTGTCGCTCAATGCGACTTTTGCCGGCGCGCTGGTGTTCGACGAATTCGCCCAGGAGATCATGGTCACCCGAACCCTACCCTGGGAGCCGATCGGCAGCACTCTGCCGCGGGCCTGGGGCGAAGCGGACGACGTCCGCTGCGCGGAATGGCTCCAGCGCCACGAGATCAACGTGCCCCCCGTCGTGGTGGGGCGCAGCGTCGTGGCGGTCGCGCGCAACATCCGCATCCACCCCGTGCGGGACTATCTCACGGGGCTCACCTGGGACGGGACGCCGCGGCTCGACGCCTGGGCGATGACCTATCTCGGCGCCGCCGACACGCCGCTGAACCGGGCCATGGCCGCGCTGTGGATGATCTCCGCCGTCGCGCGGATCTTGCGCCCCGGCTGCAAGGCCGATCACATGCTGATCCTGGAAGGGCCGCAGGGCATTCGGAAGTCAACGGCGCTGAAGGTGCTCGCCTCTGATGCCTGGTTTACCGACGAATTGGCGGAGATCGGCTCGAAGGACGCGGCGCAGCAGATGCGTGGCGTGTGGATCATCGAGATGGCCGAGCTTGACGCGATCGGCAGAGCCGAGGTGTCGCGCATCAAGGCCTTCCTCACCCGCACCTCCGACCGCTACCGGCCGCCGTATGAGCGCTACGTGGTCACCGTGCCGCGGCAGTGCGTTTTCGCCGGCAGCGTCAATCCGGACACCTACCTGCGCGACGAGACCGGCAACCGCCGCTTCTGGCCCCTGCGCTGCGGGAAGATCGACCTGGACGGGCTCCGCCGCGACCGCGACCAGCTTTGGGCCGAGGCTGTCGCGCGGTTCAACACTGGCTCTCCGTGGTGGCTGGAGGACCGCGATCTCATCATCTCTGCCACCGCCGAGCAGGAGGCCCGCTACGAGCCGGATGCCTGGGATGCGCTGATCGAGCGCTGGCTCGTCTCCGAGAGGCGTAGCGTGAACGTTGGCTTTGGCGGGTACGACGACTGGCAGGACCGCTACGTGCCTCGCCCCCAACAGCTCACGGACATTTCCGTCGGCGAGGTGCTGGAGAAGGCCCTGGGCATCGAGCCGGCAAAATGGACGAAGGGTGACCAGATGCGGGTCGGGAACTTCTTCAAGGCGAAGAAGTGGGAGCGGTACAAGACCAAAGGCTCGGTGAAGGACGGCGTTGAACGGGAGTGGCGGTATCGCCGCACCGCCGCCGTGCCACCGGCGCCATGACCGTCATCCCGCTGCCGAACCTGTCCCACTGCCCCACCTGGGTGTTGCCGACGGCGCAGGTGGGACAAGAAAGAAGCCAGCGATTCCGCGGGTCTCCGGCTGCTCGTCCCACTGTCCCACCTGTCCCGCTCGGTCTGAAACCTAGATGCGGGATGTCAGTCGGCCGACCGGGACATACATTTTCCTATAGAGGGTATGGGACGGGCCTGTCCGGCGGGACAGGTGGGACAGAACGCGTCAAGCTATTGGACTGCCAACGCAATTTCTGTCCCACCCGCTTCTCTGAGGTGGGACGGGGCGGGACAGGTGGGGCGGCCCGTTGCCGGCACAAAGTACCGCCAACCACTCGACCGCCCACACCACGTTGCGTCCAAGTCAAGCAGCGACGGCGAGATCCGCCAAGAACCACGCCCTCGCTGCCCTCACCAGATCATCCCCTTCCGGAGGCCATCATGGCATTTGCGACTCTCACCATGCCCGCCACGCATGCAGACGGCGCGCCCATCGCCCTTCCGCCGTCGATGATCCTGGCACACCACGCTGTGCTCGCCCTTGACCTCGGCACCACCACCGGATGGGCACTGCGGTCTCCTGACGGCAGCATCACCTCCGGCACCATGACCTTCAAACCGACCCGGTTCGAGGGCGGCGGGATGCGCTTCCTACGCTTCCGCGCCTGGCTGGCGGAGGTCGCCGCCCTGTCCGATGGCATCACGCGCATCGCCTTCGAGGAAGTGCGCGCGCATGCTGGGACGGACGCAGCGCACATCTACGGCGGCTTTCTCGGCATGCTGACCGCTTGGTGCGAGGAACACGAGGTCCCCTACGAAGGCGTCCCGGTCGGTACGATCAAGCGTTACGCCACCGGCAAGGGCAATGCCGACAAAGCGAGGATGGTCTCCGCCATCCAGGCCCGCGGCTTCCATCCCGCCGACGACAACGAGGCGGATGCCATCGCGCTGTTGCTCTGGGCGACCGACCCCACGGGAGATCGCGCATGAGCAGGCACAACTCACGGCAGCCGGTCCGTTCGTGCCTCGAACGCGGCACACGCAGCCCGACCAACGACACTGGGCTCAACGCCATGCGCGTTGCCGCCTGTCATCGGCATGGTGTCGCTGTTCTCTCCGTGGCGGACACCACCGACCACTGGCCCCGCCACGCTGTCACCAACGAGGCCAACCAACGCTGGGCCGACGCGGCGGGGAGAGCAACCATGGCCTGTAAGCGCAAAACTAGGGCCTCGAAGGCGGACAAGGATGATCTGGCAAAGCCGTCGAAGTGGCGGTTGCAGCACGGAAGGTTCAGCGAGCCTGTGCGGGAAGCAGATCCGCAGCTGGGATCGCCAATTCAGCATCGCCGGGCGGTGGACACGCTCGGCCTCATGCTGAACAACGGCACCATCACCTCCGATATGCATGAGGCAGGCTGCACCTTCCGAACGCTGTTCCGTACCGCCTGCTTCGAGAGCGTGTCCACCTCCCAGTTGCTGCGCATACCTCGATCAGGGGTGGACCATATCTCGGCGCTGCAGGTCGATGCACGTCGACGGGTGGCAGCGGCCATGGACGCACTGGGCGGGCACGGCAGCCCGGCCGGCTCCTGCGCTTGGTTCGTCGTCGGTCTCGAGTGCTCGGTCCGGGAGTGGGCGGCGCGTCAAGGCTGGCGCAGTAGGCCGGTGTCGCAGCCGATTGCATTGGGCATGCTGGTAGCGGCACTCGGCATCCTGACGATGCACTTCTCCTCGAAGCCCCGATCGGAAACTCGTTGACTGGCTCTCAAGCTTGTCTGCTCACCCTGCCGCGCTGTTACAATTCACCCGATGGCGGTGCGCAAATCGAAGAGGGTAAGATCAGCATAGGTGGAGAAGGTGCGAGTGCATCGCGGCGTTGAGCCACTCCGCAACCAACTTCTAATATCGCTCTCGATCCCGCCGAGCCTCTCCGTCTTCGCCGAGGGCCCGATGCCCAGCCATCCTCCGCTGCACCGTCCATCACACTACGATCCTCAGCAGGTCCGCCGGGCACAGGTGCAGGCGCTAGATCGCCGACGTGGATCAGCGGCGGCGCGTGGCTATGACGCGTTGTGGCAGCGGCTGCGACCGACCGTGCTGGATGAGGAGCCGCTGTGCCGCTTCTGCGCCGGCAAGGGACTGGCCGTTGCCGCGACAGAGGTCGACCACATCGTGCCGATCGCGTTGCGGCCTGACCTCCGGTTGGTGAGGTCGAACCTCCGGCCGCTGTGCCGATCCTGCCACGCCAGCCTCACCGCCAGCGGTGTGCAGCGCCGGGATGGGCGGGATCGAAGCTGAGCCAGGGGTAGGGCGGGTCAGAAGTCCTGGGCCATCAGCCCAAGACCGCGCCCCTAGTCGAATCTCTTTGTTTGCGAAATTGGCGAATGAGGTTGACGCATGAACGTCGTCCATCCAGTCGCCTGGCCCGCCGATCAGGTCGAACGGCGGCCAATCTCCGCGCTCATTCCCTGGGCCAGGAACGCGCGCACGCATTCGGATGCGCAGGTGGCCCAGATCGCCGCCTCCATGCGCGAGTGGGGCTGGACCAATCCGGTCCTGGTGGATGAGGACGGCATGATCATCGCCGGCCATGGGCGCGTGCTGGCGGCGCGGCAGTTGGGTTTCACCGAGGCTCCGGTCATGGTCGCCCGCGGCTGGTCGGCGCCGCAGAAGCAGGCCTATGTCATCGCCGACAACCGCCTCGCCCTCAGCGCCGGCTGGGATGAGGCCCTGCTCAGGGCGGAGCTGGCCGACCTGAAAGGCGCCGGTGTCGACCTCGGGTTGATCGGCTTCTCCGAGGCCGAAGTCGCGGCGCTTCTTGCAGACAAGAATTCCGGACTGACAGATCCCGACGACACGCCAGAGCCGCCCGACGATGCTGTGACGGAGCTTGGAGATGTTTGGATCCTCGGGCGTCACCGCATTGCCTGCGGCGATTGCACGGATCCAGCGCTGGTCGAGAAGGCGCTGGCTGGCGTCAAGCCCCACCTGATGGTGACGGATCCGCCCTATGGGGTGGAGTACGATCCCGCCTGGCGCAACCGCGCCGGGCTTTCCAGCACCGCGCGGACAGGCAAGGTGCTGAACGACGACCGCGCTGACTGGCGCGAAGCCTGGGCGCTGTTTCCCGGTGACGTCGCCTATGTCTGGCATGGCGCGCTGCATGCCGGAACAGTCGCCGACAGCCTCATCGCGGCGGGGTTTCAGATCCGAACGCAGATCATCTGGGCGAAGGATCGGCTGGTTCTCAGCCGCGGCCATTACCACTGGATGCACGAACCTGCCTGGTACGCGGTTCGTGCCGGCAGTACCGGCCATTGGTCCGGCGACCGCAAGCAGACGACACTGTGGCAGATCGGGTCCCGCACGCAGGATGCCGACACGGTCCACGGCACCCAGAAGCCGGTCGAGTGCATGCGGCGGCCCATCGAGAACAACAGCAGCCCTGGGCAGGCCGTGTACGAACCCTTCTCCGGCTCGGGCAGCACGATTATCGCCGCCGAGATCACCGGTCGTGGCTGCCTCGCGATCGAGCTCAACCCGGCCTATGTCGAGGTGGCGGTCGCCCGCTGGCAAAGCTTCACCGGCCAGGCCGCAACACGCGAGAGCGACGGCCGGACCTTCAACGAAATCCGCGAGACGCGGACTATGGGGGCGAAGTAGATGCGCGGCCGCAAGCCCACGCCCACCTCCCTGCACAAGCTGCGCGGCACCTTCAATGCGACCCGCCACGGCAAAGATCGGGCGGGGGAGCCGCGGGCCCAGGGCACCCTGGCGCCGGATCCACCGGACTGGATGACGGATGAGCAGAAGGCCGCCTGGGAGTATGCTGTCCGGCATGCGCCGGCCGGGGTCCTCAAGCCGATCGACCGCGGCGTCCTCGCCGTGTGGACCGAGGCCGAGTGCCGCCACAAGGCCGCCAGTATCGCGCAGGCCAAGTTGGACGTCGGCTCCGCGCTGCCGCTGCTGACCAGGACCAAGGACGGGGCGCCGATCCAGTCGCCCTACCTCGGCATCCTCAACCGGACCGCCCTGGTGATGATCAAGGCTGCGAGCGAGCTTGGCTTCTCGCCGGCCTCGCGACCGCGCCTTGGCACGGGCGCCGCTGCTCAGGCCGATGATGCTGGACCTTGGGCCGCGTTCAGGGTGATCAGCGGTGGCCGCCGGTGACTGGCCGGCCGGCGTTCAGGTGGCGATGGATTACGCCATGGACGTCAGCAGTGGGCGTACAGCCGCCTGCAAGCTCGTGCAGCAGGCGGCGAAGCGGTTTCTGCAGGATCTGGAGGATGCCCGCCGCGGCACGTCAGCGTGGGAGTTCCGCGCCGATCGTGCCGAGCACGCGATGGCCTTCGCCGGCCTCATGGTCAACATCCGCGGCCCGGAGGCCGGTCGGCCGCTGCGGCTCATGCCGTGGCAACGGTTCGTCTTCGCCAACCTCTTCGGCTTCGTGGAGCGCGGAACAAACACGAGGCGCTTTCGCCAGGGCATCGTGTTTCTGGGGCGCGGCAACGGGAAGACCTCAATCGCGGCGCCGATCGCGCTCTACCTCACCTTCGTCGACGGTGAGGGTGGCGCCGAGGGCTATGCCGCGGCGGTCACGCGCGATCAGGCGCGGATCCTATTCGACACGGCGCGGGAGATGGTCAAGCAGTCTCCCGAGTTCCGCGCCGCCGCCGGGGTCAAGGCCGGCGCCAACGCAATCCATCAGGAGGTCACGGCCTCCAAGCTCGTGCCGGTCAGCAGTGACGCCAAGGCACTCGACGGGCTGAACGTGCAGGTGGCGGTCTGCGATGAGATCGCCTCCCACAAAACCAGCGAGGTGTACGACGTCCTGCTGACGGCTATGGGAAAGCGCCGCCATCCGCTGCTGCTCTCGATCTCGACCGCCACCGGCAACAACACCGGCATCGGCCGGCAGCTCTGGGACTACGGCGTGCGCGTCCTGGACGGCGCCCAGCAGGATGACCGAGTCTTCATCCTGATCTACACGGTCGATGACACGGATGACCCCTGGGACGAGGCGACCTGGATCAAGGCCAACCCGTCCTGGGGTCAGGCGGTCCAGCCAGACGCGATCCGAGCCATCATGCGCCAGGCCCGCAACAACCCGGCCCAGGAGGCTGCCGCCAAGACGCGGCACCTCAACATCTGGGTCGGCGCCGACGAGGCCTTGTTCTCGACCCGGGCGTGGCGGGACTGCGCCCGGCAGGGCCTGACGCTCGGGGAGTTCGAGGGCCGCAACTGCCACCTGGGCATCGACCTGGCAAGCCGGACGGACCTCGCGGCCCTGGTGCTGGTATTTCCCGACCGGGACTTGGCCACGGGACGGGCGACCTACACCGCCTTTGCCCGCTGCTATCTCAACGATGCGGCGGTGCTGGAGGCGCGGAACGCCAGCTACCCCGGCTGGGCCGCCGAAAACCACCTCTCAGTGACGGCGGGCGAGGAGACCGACTTCGACTTCATCGAGGCGGATATCTTGGAGCTCTGCCGACGCTTTCGTGTGGTGAGCGTCGGCTACGACCCCTGGCAGTCGACGCAGATGAGCCAGCGGCTGCGCGCCGAGGGTGTTGAGATGGTGGAGTTCCGCAGCACGACGCAGAACTTCTCCCCGGCGATCCTGGAGTTGGACGCGGCCATGCGGGCGGGACGCATCGCCCACGACGGCAATCCCGTGCTGGACTGGTGCATCGGAAACGTGGTGGGCAAGCCAGATCGGCGGGGCAATCTCTTCCCGGCCAAGCAACGCCCCGAGCAGAAAATCGACGCCGCCATTGCGCTGATGATGGCGGTCGGGCGGGCGATGACGGCGCAGGAGGCCGAGATGGATAGCTTCCTGCGGGAGCCGCTGTTCCTATGAACCAGCGGACCCTCTTTGGCGGGCTGATCACCAAGGCGGTGGTCTCGCTCATGCGCAACGTCGGGCTGGGCGATCCGGGCCTGTACCGCTGGTTCGGCACATCGGAGAGCACGGCCGGCAAACTCGTCACGGTCGATACAGCGCTGAACTTGGCCACCGTCTGGGGCTGTGTCCGCCTGATCGCCGAGACGATCGCCTCGATGTCGCTCGGCATCTATGAGCGCCAGGGCGGACGCAAGGAGCCGGCGCCGGACCACCCGCTCTACCTGCTGCTGCACGACCAGCCGAACGCCGACATGACGGCGACGGAGTTCTGGGAGGCGATGGTCGCCTGCCTCCTGCTCTGGGGCAACGCCTATGCCGAGAAGGCGGTCGTGTACGGCCGGGTGGTGTCGCTCACGCCCATCCTGCCCGAGCGGGTGGCCCCCAGGCGCCGGGACACCGGCGCGATCTTCTACGAGGTGATGCAGGACGGGCGGCGCCGCGAGGTCCCTGAGGAGCTGATGTTCCACCTCAAGGGCTTCTCGCTGGACGGGCTGCTGGGCCTGTCGCCGATCGGGCAGGCACGTCACACGCTGGGCCTCGCTATGGCGGCCGACGAGGCGGCCGGCAGCCTGTTCAGGAACGGCATGCGGATCGGCGGTGCCATGGTGGCCCCCAGCTACCTCAGCGACCCGCAGCGCGCCCAGGCCAAGGTCATGCTGGAGCAGTATCGCGGGGCGGTGGCGGCCGGCCGGACACCCATCCTGGAGGGCGGCTGGAAGTTCGAGGCGGTGACCATGCCACCGCAGGAGGCGGAGTTGCTCGCCACCCGGCAGTTCTCGGTGGAGGAGATCTGCCGCTGGTACCGCGTGCCACCGGCAATGGTCGGCCACACCGAGCGGGTGACGACCTGGGGCACGGGTCTGGAGCAGATGAACCTCGGCTTCCTGACCTACACCTTGCGGCCCTACCTGACGCGGATCGAACAGGCCGTGAAGAAGTCGCTCATCGCGCCGGCCGAGCGGGGCCGCGTCTTCGCGGAGTTCAACCTCGAAAGCCTGCTGCGGGCCGACAGCCAGGGGCGGGCCGCGCTCTACAGCACCTTCGCGCAGAACGGGATCATGACCCGCAACGAGATCCGGGCACTCGAGAACCGGCCACCGATGGAGGGCGGCGACGAGCTGACTGCGCAGAGCAACCTCGTGCCGCTGCATCGCCTCGGGATCTCGGATCAGCAGCAACGACCAGGGCAGCCCGATCAGCAGTCCAGGCAGGGAGCAACCACGCGATGAACCTCAGCGACACCGTCCGCGCGCCGCTCGAGATCAAGGCGATCGGCGCCGAAGCGACCGGCGGCTTCGAAGGATATGCCGCCGTGTTCGGCGGGATTGACGCCATTGGCGACCAGATCCTGCCCGGTGCCTTTGCGCAGACGCTGGCCGAACGGGCCGCCACGGGACGTCCGATGCCAATGCATCTGAACCACGGGCTGCCAGAACTGGCAGGCGCCCGCGGCGTCGGCATCTGGCGTACCGTCGAGGAAAATGATCGGGGCCTTCGCGTCGAGGGGCAGATCGCCGGCATGAACACGGATGCCGGCCGCTACCTCTACGAGCGGGTGAAGTCGGGGGCGATCGGTGGCCTGTCCATCGGCTTCCGGGTGCGGCCCCAGGGGGCGGTCTACAACCAGAAACCCGGCGGGCCCCGGCGCACCATCAGCGCAGCCAGTCTGAACGAGATCAGCCTCGTGGACGACCCGTGCGACCGCTACGCGCGGGTGGAGGTCATCAAATCGGCGCTCGCCGACGGCGAGCTGCCCACCCTACGCGAATTCGAGGAGGCACTGCGGGAGCAGCTTGGCTTCTCGCGCACGCAGGCCACGCGCATCGCCGAGCATGGCTTCAAGTCGCTGATTCCTCGGGATGAGGAGAATGGCGGAGCGGCGAACCAGCCAGAGGTGACGGCGGCCATGACCGAGCTTCGGTCGTGCCTGGCCCGCCTGAACCTCTCCCTGCCCACTTTTCCCTGACGGAGGCCCCCAGATGGCTGACGCGACACTGGAACAGGAAATCGGCGAGCTCACGCGGACCGTGCGCAGCCGCATGGACGAGGTGAAGTCCTGGGCCGAGACCCACAACACCGAGCTGAAAAACCTCGGCAAGACGACGGACGAAACCCGAACCGCAGCCGACAAGGCGCTGTCGGAGCTGGGCGAGGTCAGGAGCCGGCTGTCCGATGCCGAGCAGAAGCTTGCACGCCGCGGAACCATGGACGACTGCCGTGACGTGACCAGGACCATCGGTGGCATGGTCGTCGAGCACGACGAGTTCCGCTCGCGCAAGATGGACGGCTCGGCTCGAACCTCGATCAGGGTCCGCATGACCCGTGACGAGCTGAAGGACGTCATGTCCGGCACCGCCACCTGGGGCACCACCACCAGCGGCGGCAATGCGCTCACCACGCCGGATCGCCGCGGCATGCTGATGCAGCCCGAGCAGCGCCTGACCATCCGGGACCTTTTGCTGCCCGGCACCACGGCGTCGAATGCGATCGAGTATCCGGTCGAGAGCCTCTTCACCAACAACGCAGCCCCGGTCGCGGAAGGCGCCCTCAAGCCGAAGTCGGATATCGCGTTCGACATGCGGTCCACGCCGATCCGCACCATCGCCCACATCTTCAAGGCGTCGCGCCAAATCCTGGACGACGCCCCGCAGCTGCGGACCTACATCGACGGTCGCGGCCGCTATGGCCTGAAGCTGAAGGAGGAGCAGCAGCTGCTGACCGGCAACGGCACCGGCGCCAACCTGCTGGGCCTGATCCCCCAGGCCAGCGCCTACGCCCTGCCGGCCGGGCTTGTCGGCGTTGCTGACCCGCTTAGCAAGCTGCGGGCCGCAATCCTGCAGGTCGCCCTGACCGAGTTTCCGGCGAGCGGCATCGTCCTGAACCCGGTGGACTTGGCCAGCATCGAGCTGCTCAAGGATGCCGACGGCCGGTTCATCTATGGCGATCCGCAGGGCGCAGTGCTGGCACCACGCCTGTGGAACCTGCCGGTGGTGGACACCATCGCCATGGCGCAGAACTCCTTCCTGACCGGGGCCTTCAACATCGGCGCCCAGATCTTCGACCGGATGGAGGTGGAGGTCCTGCTCTCGACCGAGAACGAGGACGACTTCGCCCGCAACATGGTCACCATCCGCATCGAGGAACGGCTCGGCCTGGCGGTCTACCGCCCGGCCTCCTTTGTCGTGGGCACCTTGACGGTGGCGTGACGTGACGGCGCGGGAGCGGATCCCGTGCCCTCCCCGTGCAGCAGGAGACGGACATGGCAAGGAAGCAGGAGGTCGGGATGACGGATAGCGCTGAACCGCCGCAGAACAGGATCGCCAGTGGAGAGTTCCACCAGCAAGGTGACGAAGATCGCGTGCGGGTACGCCCCGCGAAGATCTTCGAATGGCATGGAGCGCTCACACGGCCCGGCCTGGAGAGCAATGAGATCGAGGTCTCCCGTCTCGATGCCGCCGAACTTCGCGCAAACGGGCTCGTCCTGGTGGACGGCGATCAGGAGGCCGTGACGCTGCTGGATCCCATGGCAACGCAGGTGCCCCCGCGCATTGCGGTGGTCGAGCGGCGCGATGGCCGGGTGGACCCGCCGGATGACAAGGAAGCCGGGCGCCGCCTAAAGCTGGGCCTCTGATGCATGTACCGGGTCATCACCCCCGCTGTGACCAACGATCTCACCGTGCTGGCGACGGTGAAAGAGGAGCTCGGCATCCCGGCCGACGACACGTCTCGGGATGCCCGCCTCCTGCGCCTGATCGCAGAGGCGTCGGACATGGTCACTCAGCGCTGCAACCGCGACGGCTTTGGACGGAAGATGGTCGAAGAGACTTTCTTATGGGGACCCGGCATCCGAGGCGTGATGCTGAGCGGCGACCTGGACCCGGTGCTCGAACAAATCGTAGTAGGCGGCGTGCCGGTGAATGTGGCGGAGTACGTGCTGGACGGACCCCTCCTGACCCGAGCTGGACATCCTGTCTCTTGGACCAGCCATTCTGGCATCGCCGGCCAGCAGATGGTGGTCACCTACTGGACGGGATGGAACCTCCTGGCTCAGTCGCCGCCGTCACTGGAGCGGGCCTGCATCGACCTGGTTACAGCGATCTACAGCAGGCCGGCCTCGCGTGATCCCACCATCCGAGGCGAGATCGTAGAAGGCGTTGGCAGCGTCACCTATGGCGCAGCGCCAGCGGCTACCCGTCTCTCAAACGAGGAGTATCCAGTTCTGGAGCGTTTCCGGCGCTTCGCACTCTGA